AGTCATTCGAGGTGATGAACCTGAATGGTATAATGATGCTGTAGACATGAATGCTGGTGATCGTTGCATGAATTATATGACTGCTAAAGTACGTATGCAAAAATTAGGAATTCATGCTAGCGAAACTGCGTGGGTTGGAACTAAGTTTGATATAATTTTAGACAATAATGCTAGCATTGACGATCTTTATCTACAGGTTAAAAATCTGGTTTTAGAGAGCCCTGCTTCCACTGAAAACCTTCCTTATGCAGAGTCCTCTGACAGTTTGCACATACCGTCTTAAGATTTAACGGACGAGAGTTATTTAGATTCCCGTCAACATGGAACACATTAAACTGTTCCTTATACTTGCTTTTATAGCCACATTTGTCGCATTCTGACTTCATGCGATACCCGTCTTGGTACCATTTAGGCATTCCTTTACCTACACCACCGTACCGGGCACATGCTTCGCATTTAGAGCGATAATACACTCTGCCTTCTTTACGATAGTTAATAGCAACAGGTCTCAGCCCGCATCCGCACAGTGGTCTTGTCATCTTGTATTTAGTTGCCCTTTTTGACACCTTTTTGGTAGGTTATAACTAGCCGTTTTTAGATTTTATCAATAAATACTAGTAGAACAAAAACCTTAGGAGATCCCAAGATGGCATTAAGTTCACCAGGCGTAGAAGTCAAAGTAATTGACGAATCATTTTATACCCCAGCGGCACCAGGTACAGTACCTTTAGTTATTGTAGCCTCTGCTGAAAATAAAACAAACAGCGGAGCTACCGGAACCGCCCCGGGTACACTTAAAGCTAACGCTGGAGAAGTTTATCTTCTAACAAGTCAGAGAGACCTTGGAGACACATTCGGTGATCCAATCTTCAAAACTGATGCAAGCAACAATCCAGTTCATGGTGGCGAGCAAAACGAGTATGGCTTACAAGCCGCATACAGTTTACTAGGTGTTAATAATCGTGCATTTGTTGTACGTGCAGACATTGACCTAGGCCAATTAGATGCTCGTGCTACAGAACCAGATGCAACCCCAGCAAATGGCACACATTGGTTTGATACACAAATTTCATCGTTTGGTATTTTTGAATGGAACGGAGCCCCGGCAACAACTAAAAATGGACAGAAATTTGTTAACAAAATTCCACGTGTTATAACAGATCCTACACAAGTTGATTCAATGTCAGAAGGCCCAAAAGCATCGTCTGGATCAATTGGTGATTATGCAATTGTTGCAACTGATATTACTACTGATACACCAGCATTAACAACAGTTCATCCTAACACACTATGGTACAGAAGCCGTGGGACTCATCCTAGTCAAACATCAGGCAACTGGGTTAAGGTAGGATCAGAAGACTGGTTTAACAGCTGGCCAACAGTGACTTCGACTGCTATTAATCCAACATTAGTTAGTGCTACTTTTCTTATTAACGGCAATGTTATAACATCTGGGACAAGTTTAACAGCAACTGCAATTTCTATTAACTCAGTCATGGCAGCAACTCCGATCAAAGCATCAGTAGTTAATGGCAAACTAGAAATTTATCACAATGGCATCGGCGGCAACGATGTATATGGCCGCGACCAAGTTGACAGCAACGAGGTTGTTATTGCAGTTGATCTAAGTGGAAACTCAGCAGCAGACCTTGCTAGCGCAGCAGTGTTAGCAGCAATAGGAGGTATTACCGGCACGTTCTACGCTCCAAGACTACAAATTTCTGCACATACAAAAGTTCCAGCATTTAAGAGTTCGTCAATCGCTCCTCGCCCAACAGGTAGTGTATGGATTAAGACTACTGAGCCTAATCTAGGTGCTCGTTTCCGTGTTAAGCGTTGGAATGAAGCTACCCTAGCATGGGAAAGAGTTGATGCTCCATTATACTCAGATAACAATTTTGCTTTATTAGGTCTTGACAAAGTAGGCGGTGGTGTAAACTTAAAAGTTGGACAACTATATGTTCAAACTAACTACACTGAAGACGATGGTGCTGATTCTTCCCCTAGACTAGCAGATTGGAAAATCTGGAGACGCGGTGGAAAATCTTCAATGACAACCATTCAGTCAGCTAAAATTAGCACCGGCGGAGTTTCAGCAGGTGCTAAGTCTTTTGAATTAGCAGAAAGTCTAACAGGTACACCTACACTAGGTGATTACGACTATAGCATGTTAGATGGCGGCGAAGGCAATAGCAAAACAGTAAATTGGACAGCAACTGGAACAATTGCAGATGCATCTGCAATGGCAGAAGCTATTAATTCAACAGGGTTTACAAATATTGAAGCTTCAGTTGATACGCAAAATCGAGTCATAATAAGCCACAAAACAGGTGGCGAATTCCGTATGCAAGATGGCAACGGTACACCGTTAGCACTATATGGATTTACTCCATATGATTATGAGCCAAGTTCAACAACATATAGAACAGGTACTGAGTTTTTGTTTGCGGCCCCACAAGGCAACACAGAAGGCTACTGGGATTTTGTTGCTAGCAACTGGACTCCTCTAGTCTATGCTGCCAGCAACGATGCTCCGTCACGTATACCGGCAGACGGACGCTTATGGTACAGTTCAGTTATCGATGAAGTTGATATTTTAATACACAACGGATCAAAGTGGGTTGGATTCAAAGACGCAGATAGTCCATTAATGGGCACTGACCCTAATGGTCCAATTGTTGCTGCAACTGCTCCTGAATTGCAATCAGAAGGTGGAGACCTAGTCACTGGTGATATATGGGTTAGCACAGCTAACATTGAGAATTTCCCACAGGTTTATAAGTTTAACTTTGAACTGGCAAATCTTCCAATTGCTAAACGTTGGGTACTAGTTGATAAAACAGATCAATCAACAGAAGACGGTATTGTATTTGCTGATGCACGATATAATACAGCAGGTATGAACAGCGATACGCCTGGCGCAATTGTTGACTTGTTGGCCAGTGATTATGTAGATTTTGACGCTCCGGATCCGGCACTATATCCAAAAGGCATGTTGCTATGGAATTTACGTCGTAGTGGTTATAATGTAAAAGCATTTATGCGCGATTACATTAACACAGCCGATGATAATATTCGTTATGACCCAGCGTCTACTGGCGGTGAGTCACAAGCTGATTACTACCCACATCGTTGGGTCACAGTTAGTAGCAATCAAGATGACGGTTCTGGTAGTTTTGGCCACCATGCACAACGTAAAGTTGTTGTTAAGGCGCTTCAAGCAACAGTTAACGCTAATGAACAGATTCGTGACGAAGACGGACGTATCTTTAATTTGATTGCTTGCCCAGGATATCCTGAACTAATTGGCGAAATGATCAACTTAAACTACGATCGTGGATTAACAGCATTTGTTGTTGGAGATACACCTGCACGTTTAACACCTGATGCAACTTCATTGCTTGCATGGGGTAATAACGCAAACGGTGCATTAGAAGATAATGACATTGGTGCATCTAGCTTTGACGAGTATATGGCCATGTTCTATCCATGGGGATTCACTAGTGATAACTTTGGAAACAATGTAGTTGTTCCGCCAAGTCATATGATTTTAAGAACTATATCATTAAGCGACCAAGTTAGCTATCCATGGTTTGCACCAGCTGGTGTACGTCGTGGCGGTATTACTAATGCAACAGCAGTTGGTTATGTTAGTTCAGAAGGTGAGTTTAAGTCAGTTGCATTAAACAACGGACAACGTGACACACTATATGAAACAAAAGTTAATCCAATAACATTCTTTACAGGAACAGGATTGGTTAACTATGGTCAGAAGACTCGTGCTAAGGCGGCGAGTGCATTAGATCGTATTAACGTAGCTCGTTTAGTAATTTACTTACGTAGACAACTAAATCAACTAGCTAAACCATACATCTTTGAACCTAATGACAAGATTACACGTGACGAGATCAAAGGACAAGTTGAATCCTTACTATTAGAACTAGTAGGACAACGTGCCCTTTATGATTATCTAGTAGTTTGCGATACAAGCAACAATACTCCTAGCAGAATTGATCGTAACGAGTTATGGATTGATATCGCGATTGAACCAGTAAAAGCAGTAGAATTTATTTACATTCCACTACGCTTGAAGAATACTGGTGAGATCAAAGGCCTATAAATACATAGAGGAGCTAAATTAAATGGCAATCGCAACACTTTCAAGATTTACAGTGCCTTTGGCTAGTGACCAATCATCTAGCACACAAGGCATGTTGATGCCCAAGTTAAAGTATCGCTTTCGAGTGAGCTTTGAAAACTTTGGTGTTTCAACTCCAACTACAGAACTAACCAAGCAGGTTATCACTGCCGTTCGTCCTAACCTACAATTTGCTAACCAAGTTATTGAAGTTTACAACAGTAAAATCAATTACGCAGGTAAGCACACATGGCAAACAATGGCTATCAGCTTACGTGACGATGCTACTGGCAACGTTAGCAAGCTGTGCGGCGAACAGATGCAGAAACAATTTGACTTCTTTGAACAAGCATCGGCAGCTAGTGCTATTGATTATAAGTTTACTACTCGTATTGAAGTATTAGACGGCGGCAACGGCGGCAGCACTCCTAATGTACTTGAGACATGGGAATGCTATGGTTGCTATGTGACCGCAGTTAACTATCAAAACATGAGTTATGCTGAACAAGGACCAATGCAAATTGATCTAACACTTCAGCCTGATAACTGTTTACAGATTCCAACTGGTACTGGTATAGGTGCCACTGTAGCACGTACACTAGGTACATTAGCTACTGGCGGAAGCAAGTAAAAATATACAGAAAAGGCAGCTAAGGCTGCTTTTTTTGTGACTATTGATTATCTACCCAGTTTATTGGGTTGGATAAATATTGTATGCCAAGTAAAGCCAGTGGTCAGTTTAATAATACCGGGGGAGTACTAAGAGACTTCCAGCATGCCGCACGACTGTTTGTTGACGGAGATTTTGCACTAGCGCCACGATGGAAATGGCAATACCATGTACAATTTAGTGGTAAAGGTTGTGGTCCAGATCTTAACATGTTAGTTAAGAGTGTTGATCTTCCAAAATTTCAAATAGCAAACGAAGTTGCAAATCAATATAATAGGAAACGTGTTGTACAAAAATCAATGCAGTATCAACCTATTAACATTATATTCCATGACGACAACTCAAATACTGTTAGGGGATTATGGGACAGCTATTACAACTATTATTTTAGTGACAGCAAAGCCGGCAAAGGCGGATTATATCAAAAGTCACTAGGAGCTCCGATGTCTTTTTACGGTTTAGAAAACGAACCAGTTAGTCCGTTTTTAAGTTATATAAAAATACATACATTTGCAAAACGTCAATGGGCAGGATATAAATTAATTAATCCTGTTATCGTAAGCTGGAGTCACGACACAATGTCATACGCTGGTGGTGAAACTGCACAACATACAATGTCAGTAGCATACGAAGCAGTAGTGTATGATTCGGGGTCAGCAGCCGCCGGTAATCCACCAGGTTTTGGCTCAGCCCATTATGATTCAACCCCTAGTCCGTTAACTGTTGGCGGATCTAATAACTTTTCACCCGTTGCTGGTACTAGCGGAGTACGTACAGGTGCTGATCAATTGTTTGATAATAAAATAGCAGTAGAAACACAAAATCCTGAAAATACATTTAGCTTTACAGGTAAATCATTAACTGCCATTGATAATTATAATAATACTAAAAATTTATCAATAGGTCCTACTACTAATCCTACAGTTAATGTTCCACTAACTACTACTGCAAAGTCTAGTAGAGGAGCACTTAATAATATTTCTTTTCCTATTAACGATAGTGCTAATAAACCAACACTTGGTGTTCTTAGAAATTTAACAAATACGGTCTAATATGTCAATTCAAACTTCAAATCTCCCTCAAGAAAATTCTTCAAAGAATGAAGTTCGCTCATTCTTTGATAATTATTTTTTACATCAAATAACATTCCCAACAAATCAAATTGATGCGGTAGTTGGATTTTTTATGAAAAGAAATTTTGATGACCTTGCTGCTAAAAGTACAGCTATTGTATTATTGAATCAAGCTAGGATAGAAAATGTTAGTCCTTTAAAATTAGTTGACACACTTAAAGGATTGACTGATGTACAGTTAAGTAATGTAGTGACTGAAGTACTAAACGTATATAGAGATCGTAGATCATCATTAGGTTTTAAAATACTTGCTACAGAAGAAACTACTGAAAGCAGAAACATTAAACAATGAGTCGCTTTGCCCAAGGAAAATACACACTAGTTAATCCGGACAAGTATGTAGGAAATAGATCGCCAACATACCGTAGTAGTTGGGAATGGCATTTTATGCGATTCTGCGACCAAGATGCTCGTATACTAAAGTGGGCAAGTGAAGCTATAAGAATCCCATATAAAGACCCATTTACTGGAAAAGGTACTGTATATGTCCCTGATTTTTTTATTCAGTATGCAGATGCTAAAGGCAAGATGCAGGTAGAACTTATAGAAGTTAAACCACAAAATCAAACACTACATGAAAAAGTTGGTAAAAATCGCAACAACCAACTACAGTTTGCAAAGAATCAAATCAAGTGGCGAGCAGCGTATGAATGGTGTGCTAGACAAGGTATCAAGTTTAGAATACTAACAGAACAAGAGTTATTTCACCAAGGCGGAAAAAGATAAGTAGTATTATGAAAAATCTCGAAGAAATCTTAAATTTGCCCGAAAGCAAAAAGGCTATTAAAAAAGCCGAAAAGGAAAAAGCTACTGAAGTTGCCCAACCTTTCCTTCGTGACATGTCAGAGTTTGATAAAATTGCGGCTGCATTACCTGCCGTAAAAGGTCTAGGTGATGCAAGTGATGCAGAGTTTGATGCACTGGCGCAACGTGCTACAGATGCCTATGATGATCTAATGGATCTAGGTATGAATGTTGAAGCACGTTATAGCGGACGCATTTTTGAAGTTGCAGGCGGAATGCTTAAGAATGCTATTGATGCAAAAGCTGCAAAAATTGATAAGAAATTAAAGATGATTGAGCTACAGCTTAAGAAACAAAAGTTAGATCAAGATCAGGGAGAAGACCGAGGTGTAGACGTCACTGGTTCCGGAGTTATTGTATCAGATCGCAATAGCTTAATTGAAAAACTTAAGAATATGAAATAAATATAATATCAGGATCACCTATATGAAATCGTTTACAGAATACCTAGCAGAAAGCAAAGAAGAGAAGAAGTACTCTTTTAAAATTAAAATTGCCGGAGATCTTCCAGAAAACTGCGAAGATGTTATGGAGACTGCTTTACAAAAATTCCAAGTAGCTAAGTTTGCAAAAACTAAGACTACTCCAATTCAAGCTAAATTACGTGATTTTCCTACAATGGAAAATGTGCAAGTTAATGTGTTTGATGTTGAATTAGAATATCCCACTACTAGTGCAGTATTAACTAATTACATGTTAGAACAAACCGGCCTTACTGCTGACCGTATTCGTGTACGTAGTCCACTAGAAGATGCTGAGAGTGAATTAAATGCAGAACATCTTGAAGTTGATAACAAAGCGTTGTTAACACAAGATTACCAAAAAGAAAACAATCAAAATACTGTAGGTGATAAAGGCATTAGCAACTTCTTAAAAGATCTAGCTAAGGTTAGAAAAGAACATGTACAGTACAAAGGCGTGAATGATGCTATCCTAGCAAAGAAAGCCCCTAAAGAAAAATCACAAGAACAAGCTAAACCTGTTGCCGGCAAAAGTCCAATTGGTTCTGCTAAAGGAAAAACAAAATGAACTTTAATGAACTATTTCAAAAAATGAGAGAATTGGATCAACCAATTGGTGAAGAATTAAAAGGTGGGCAAAAGAAGTTAGATGTTGACAAAGATGGCGACATTGAAGCAGATGATCTAGCAGATTTACGAGCCAAAAAAGTTGACGAAGAAATTGTTGATGAGTGTGGCATGGATATGCCTATGCCAATGAGTTCACCTAAGCAACAAGATAACGTCAGTATGAATATTAGTATGAACGGAGCTGGACCCGGTGGTATTCGTGACTTAATGGATATCTTACGTGATATTGAAAATGGTCCGAGTGATGATGGTAATGACATGGACGGCGAGATGGGAATTATTATTGATAAAATGGCAGGTGATGAAGGCGGCCACAACGAACCGTTGTTAGGCATGGATGAAGCAGAAGCTGGAGGGTTTGATCGAGCTAGTACTACTCCTGATCCAGAAACTGCTCCATTAGGTGCTGCGTTTCCTACAGGCAACGATCTATCAAGTCATGGTGGCAATGAAAGGCATAAAGTAAATGGCGGCGGCAATCCTTATGCAGTAGCTGCTGAAAGTTTAATCCCGAGACTTAGTTCTTTGTATCAAGAAGTTAAAAGTCGTTAATTAGCTATAAGCTACTCAAAGAGGCCCTAGAGGCCTCTTTTTTATTGTAAATAAGAGATGGCAACAAAAAGTTTAGATGGCGTTTTAACTAAAAAAGCGCACACCAAAGAATCATTTACTGAATCACATATTCAGGATTTAATAGCCTGTTCAAATCCCAACGACGGATATCACTATTTTTGTAAGAACTATTTTTACATACAACATCCTGTCAAAGGTAAAATGTTATTTGAACCTTTTGGATTCCAGACAAGACTATTAGATGCATATCATAATCATCGATTTAATGTTAATATGCTGCCACGGCAGATGGGAAAGACTACCTGTGCTGCTGGCTACTTACTGTGGTTTGCCATGTTCCATCCGGACCAGACTATTCTTATTTCAGCGCATAAATTTACCGGTTCACAAGAAATTATGCAACGTATAAGATATGCTTATGAGTTGTGTCCTGATCATATTCGATCAGGTGTCGTTAACTATAACAAAGGGAGTATTGAATTTGATAATGGATCACGTATTGTCTCTACAACTACTACTGGCAACACAGGTCGTGGTATGTCTATTTCCCTTCTATACTGTGACGAGTTTGCGTTTGTACCTCCAAATATTGCTGACGAGTTTTGGACTTCAATTTCTCCAACACTAGCAACTGGTGGTCGAGCAATTTTAACATCAACCCCTAACAGTGACGAAGATACATTTGCTGTTATATGGAAAGAAGCCAACAAGAAGTTTGACGAGTTTGGTAATGAACAAGAAATTGGTATTAATGGCTTCTTTCCGTTTACCTGTGCATGGAGCGAACATCCAGACCGTGATGATGCATGGGCAACAACTGAACGTGGACGCATTGGCGAAGAACGTTTCCGTCGTGAATACAACTGCGAGTTCTTAGTCTACGACGAAACACTAATTAACAGTATTCACCTAGCAGGAATGACCGGGTCGCAACCTATTATGAACATGGGTCAAACACGATGGTACAAGCCTATACAAAAAGACTGCATATATGCAATAGCACTTGATCCTAGTTTAGGTACTGGCGGTAATAGTGCTGCTATACAAATTGTTGAATTACCTTCATTCATCCAAGTCGGAGAATGGCATCATAATCTAACACCTATACAAGGACAAATTAGAGTCCTTAGAGAAATTTTAAAATATATTGCAGATGAGATGGGGGATGCTGGCCCCGGAAATATATACTGGACAATTGAAAACAACACAGTGGGCGAAGCAGGGTTAGTTTGTATTAGAGATATTGGAGAAGATCAATTTCCGGGATTATTTATTAGCGAACCTATGCGCAAAGGGCATGTTCGTAAATTCCGCAAAGGATTTAACACTACACACGGCACTAAAATTTCAGCAAGTGCTAGACTAAAATATCTAATCGAATCTAATAAAATGAAGATTCATAGTAAACCACTAATAACAGAACTTAAAGCATTTATTGCTGCAGGTGTCACATTTAAAGCAAAAAGCGGTGAGGAAGACGACCTAGTTAGTGCATTATTGTTAATTGTTAGAATGAGTCAAGTTCTATCAGACTGGGATTCTAGAGTATTTGAATCCTTTAGCAGTAATGACGGGTATAATGAAGATGATTTTGACCTTCCAATGCCTATATACATTTCGTCTAGTTTAGGATAAATATCAATATGGACAAAAATCTCGCACCTATTGCAAAAGAGCTATTTGGAAAAGTTCGCACCCAATTTCCAAAGATTCAACTTGGGGATGCTAACAGTAAAGTCACTGATAGACCCGAAGATGCCCGTTTCTTTGAATTTGATTTTATAAAAAACGGAGAGAATCTTGGGACTATCAGTCTTAGCATTAGTGAAGACGATGGCATGATTGTTATGTACAGCAACGATATAACTGACGGACAACCGGGCGGAGTTAGTAGACAATGGTTTAATTTCTTAAGAGAATTAAGAGAATTTGCTAAACAGAATATGATGAACTTTGCTATTAGAGACACATCAAAGAGTAATTTAGATAAAAGAGATTATCAACATTTAGCCAATAATAACGGAGAAGGTAGTATGACTGAAAGTAAACTATGGGGCACATCTAAGACTAGTTATCAACAGATGGGCGAAGCTAAACTAATTGTTAGACATACCCAACCTGTAAACTATGCCCACGCAGCTGGACGTACATTACACATTGAAAGCATTCACGTTGAGAATAGTCAAGGAGAACGATTTAAATATCCTGTAAAACATCTTAACGGTGCTCGCGCACTAGCCACTCACGTAGCACACGGCGGCACTCCATATGACGGTATTGGACAACATATTACTGGCCTAAGTGAAGAATTAAACAAATTAAGAATGTTTAAAGGCTATGTTGATCGCAATTCTATGGTTAGCGAAGCAATGGGCACAATCCAGACTAAAGTATACGAGCGTATTGATCAAGTTAAAAAAGAAATTCGTAGTTTACAAAATTCTAGCTACTATCAAACATTTGCAGAATCATTCACGGTTAACGAAGCACAAGAGATTCCAGAAGATCTAGTTAATGACTGGGTTGATCGTTTAACTATCCGTACATTCAATGAAGAATTAAAAAATGTATTTCCATACATTTACAAACTAGTAGGTGAAGAAGTTGATGTAGTTAAAGAACTAACAGCAGAAGATTTACTAGGTGAAGAAGATGCAGATTCTGCAGAATCTGATCCGGTTAACGAAGTTGAAGAATTCCATGCATTTGAATCTTACTTAGACAACATCATGAGAGAAGAAAGTGATCTTTTCAATACCGATGAAGAAAGTCAAAGTGCGTCCATACAAACATTAAATCAACTAATTGCACAGGAATTTCCAGCAGGCGTAGATGGTACCAATGCTATCCAAAGCCTGAAAGGTGTAATTGACGATCAAGAATTTACAGATGCAATCAAGCAATTAGGTAAAGTAAATCCTGAAATGGACATTAGAGAATTTTTAAAGAGTTATTTAGAAAAGCACGACGAAGAAAATGGTACAGACATTGCTAGTAAGATCAATTTTGATTCTACTACACCTGCACCTACTGAGCCTGCTCCAGAAGCACCTCCAGCTGAACCTGTTGCAGCAGCACCTGCTCCAGAAGCACCTCCAGCTGAACCTGTTGCAGCAGCACCTGCTCCAGTAGCAGAAGAAAAAGAAGATCCACCGTTTGACGGCCCTTACACTAAGAAAGGTGAAAACGATAAAGATCAATACGGCAATCCAGTTAAGCATAAAGCACGCCATCTAGCTAAGAAAGGG